TCGTGGAGCTGACGTGCAGCGGGAATAGTGGTGTTGCCTCGCTGATGCCGACGTTCGAGCCTCTGAGGCGAACACGCATTGCCGGAGCAGATGCATCGGCGGTCATCAGGTCGAGGATGCCAACCTCTGAGGTGTTGGTGACTGTGCCAATCGTTGAGAGGATCTGGGCGTAGGCGTGATCGTTGCCGCCGCTGTCCTTGCCGCGAAACTCGATGTTGCCGAGGTTGTCGTTATTTGCGGGGCTGGCACTGTTGCGGTACAGCACCACGTCAGGCGCGGTGTCTAGGCCGGCATCAGTGTTTTCGATGATGACCTGATCGGTCGTGTCGCTGCTGAATAGGTGCAGTTGGGCTGCAGCCGTACCAGTGCCGAGTTGGAATCCAGTGGTGCTGAATTTACCGGCAAAGGTGCTGTTGGTGGTGAACGCCAGTTCGTTGGCGGCTGAGCGGTAGATGCCCGTGACGCCAGTGTCTGCGGTCCAGGCAAGGCTGGGTGCGCCAACGGTGCCGCTGGGCAGATTTCGCAGGAAGGTGCCGTATTGAATCTTCTTGTTTTTGTTGGCCGCCGTGGCTTCGGAACTATCGACGATAGGGAGCAGATCATCCGCCGCTGGTGCGGTGAGTTCTGTCAGGTCTGTGATCTTCCGGTCAGCCATGGCGGTTGTTGATGGTGGTTAGTGAGTAGGACTACGCGCCCTCAAGGGCTGCAACTTTGGCTTCGAGGGTTTCAAGTCGAGTCATCAACGCAACATTTTCCGCAATCAAAGATTCAATTTTTTCTTCGTGCTTTTTAATCAAGCCAATGCAAAAAACACTTATTTTTGAATAATCAAGACTTACTACTTTGTCGTCAACTTTTGCAACTAACTCTTCAAGACCTGCATCTTCAACTTCTTCTGCAATAAATCCATACTCCCAATAATCATATTCTTTTCTCTGGAAATAGCACGGTCTTAAATTCAGGGCTTTGTCAAGTTGCTCGTCTGTTACATCTAAAATATTGCGCTTAAATTGCGCGGACGAAGTTTGAATCGTAATATTACCTGTTGAGGAATCCCAATAAAGAGCGCTAGGTGTAACGCCAGGAGCGCGGTTAACTGAATTAAATGCCAAATTCAGTGCGCCACTATTTGCTGTTCCAGTGCCTACATTGCGAATCCAGCGAAATGCATTTTGGCCTGTCGCTCCATTGTCAAAAAAGTTTATTTCTCCGTCTGCCTGTATTCTCATCCGCTCCGTCGGGCTGCTCGCTCCATTACTGGTCGTAGAAAAAACAAGCCTTCCCGGCATGTCGTTAGCGCCGGGTGCGTCGTCTACAAATGCGGTAATTTCAGCAAGTTGCACAAACTCTGTGCCATCGTTACCCTGAAAAGATATGGAACCAACAGCATTGGTGTTTGCAACAGCAGTATTGCTCCCAATCGAAGTGCCGCCGCTACGTCCAAGAATAAGGATGGGTTGATCAAATTGCTCTGCAGTTGATCTATTTGAGATTAAAGACAAGCTAGAGCTAACAGAAGTAGTGCCTTCTAATTGAATTGATGTTGCAAAAGTGGTATTAAAGAAATTACTACGCGCAGTCGTCGCTCCAACCAACAACCTGCCGGAGCTGTCGATGCGGGCTGCTTCTGCGCCGCCTTCGACAAACGCAAGGGTGTCGGCTGCAGGGCTATAAATGCCGGTGTTTAGGTCGCCAGTAAATGTGATCGACGGCGTTCCAACTGCGCCAAGAGGATGAACAACTGGCAGCGTTGAAGTTGTTGCTGTAGTGCTTACTTCAAAGCGTGATGTGCCACCGGCGCTGATGCCAACCTGATCGGTGCCAGGGCTGTAAATGCCGGTATCGGTGCCGCTGTCCTTGAAGTAAATCGACGGGGCGGCGGCGGTACCGTTTTCAAATGCGATATTGGTCCATTCGCCGTCGAGCTGGAATAGTGTGATCCATGCCGAGTTCGCTGCATTTCGCAGCTTCATGACCGTTGGGCTGCTGCCCGTATCCGCCCACCACTGGTAGGCATAGGTTGTGGTCGGTTCAGTGGCGGAGGAATTATTGGTTGCGATGGCAGCCAGCGCGTTGTTCAGGTCAGCACGCACTGCAGCGCCGGAGGCATTGCTAATGATGTAATCGTGGGTTGCCATCGTTAAGCCTGTTGGGTGCCGTAACCGTTGGCCACGTACTGGAATTGCCTGCTGACCGCTGTTCCGGCGCTATTGCGGAAGGTCACGGTGAAACCAGTGCGACTAGCGGATGTGATCTCATAGTAATCGCCAGTACTCAAATTAAAAGCGGTCAATCCCAAAGCCGGTGTCTGATAAAACGCTTTGGTGTAGGTCACGGCGTAGGATCCGGCGCCGCTGGTGATCGTCGCGCTGTTTTCCGTGCGGGATTGCATGACCATTTCAAAGCCCAGCTCGTCGATCAGTGGCGTCTGGTCCGTGCGGGCGCTGGTCAGCTCGACTTTGAATTGGAATTGACGACCGGCATAGCTGCCGTTGTACATCGGGAACCACTCGCCAAAATCAATGTCGGACTGAAGCTCGAAACGGTCGCTGTCCTCCAGCAGTAATTTGTCGCCGTCCTCCAGCAGCATGAAGGTGTCGACGGTGGCCACATCGCTGGACCGGAAGTAAACCTCGGCGCTGGTGTCATCAGCCAGACTTCCGTCAAAATCGCTCCAGCGGTCAAGGAGTGCCGAGCGGCTATCAACCGTGTCGGCTGGATACAGACCGCGAGTGGTGAGCGTTCGGCGGAAATCAACGGTGAATTTGGCGCCAAGGTCAACGATGTTGGTGAAGTAGTAGCGCCCGCCAAGGCGTTGCTCACCGCTGAAGTCCATCGAACCGATGGCGTCAAAATCCAGCACCTCGTCGATGGTTTCCGTGCCGTCAATCACCACGGCGTCATATTCGTCCGAGTAGAACGCACCATCGAACTGGCCTTGATACGGCGGGCTGGTGGTGTCTTCGCGGACGGTAGTAATACTTAGTGGCGGGATGGCGTCGGGTTGATCGAAGATGACGCTGGTGGCGTTTTGACTCCGCAAACCAGCCGGGTCTTGGAACTTGAGCAGGTATTCGCCGTCGATCTTGGGCAGCAGGGCGTAGGTGGTTTCAGCGCCAACACGGTCGGTTAGCAGGGTCGAGTCTTGCCATTCGCCGGTGCCATCGGTCTTGGTGCTGTGGCGGATAATCGCGGTGAGGAAGCCAGCGGCAGCAGTCGGGCGCGACCACCGCAGCATCACCTGATTGTTGGCGATCTGTTCGATGGTGACGTTTTGCGGATCCTCCGGCAGGAGCTGGAACGAGCCGTCTGGGTTGGAGGTCGAAGCAAACGACGGAACCGTAAATGTGGCCTCAACGGCAGGTGCCGCTTTTTTGAAGCCGAGTCCGAAAGCCACCACTGAAACCAGCAGTTGGAAGCCAGGCGGCAACCCGATGATTTCCAGGCTGGGATTGTTGGTGCGAACGATCTTGCGGTTGCCTTGGCTGGTGTTGTACGAGATCTCGTAGCCGAAGGTGGGACCGCCAACGCCTTTTGCCCAGGAGACATTGACCTGGGTGGTTAGAACAGTGCCATCACGCACTTGACCGGCGCTAAACGCAACGTTTTTGACCTGCGGCGGTGCGGAATCAAACGTGGTGATGTCCGGGAACTGCAGGTTCTGACCGTTATCAACAGAGGCGTAGATGCTGTCGTTATGCACCAAGCCGGTGATTGCGTAGGTGCCGTCGCCGTTGTCTGATGCACTGATGCAACGGAACTTTTGATTGGCAACGCCGCTGGTGGTAATTGACCAGATCGACTGCGCGTTAGGTGCAGCGGTGAAAGAACTGCTGACGTTGATGGTGCTGCCTGAAACGCTGCTGATGTTGCGGGTTTCAACCGTGCCATTGGGCAGCAGGCAGGTCAGTTGTGGGTTCGAGCCAGACGGGAGCGTGATCGACTGATCAGCAACGATGGCGCTGGTGGTGGAGGAGGAAACGCGACCGGAGATGCGGGTGCCTTGGCGGAGTGAATCGGCAACGGCAAAGATCTGACCCGGCAGCACCACGGCACCCTGCAAGCCAGTGCTGAACGAGATCACCTCATCGTCAAGGGCTTCGGTCTTGAGCGTCCACAGGCCGACCCGCTGCGCCTGCCACTTCGACGTGCAGCCAAAACCAATCAGTTCTTTGACGATGTAACCATATTTGGCGATGAGCGCGGCGTCTTCAACGACAACAACGTTCGGGCGGTAAAAGTTTTCCGGATCGTTGTAGCGAACATGCACGCTGGTGCTACGGGTCTTAAGCGAGCTGCCGGAATACTCAAACACACCACCGACAACGTTGGCATTGGTGTAGATGTGCGAGGCCGCAAGTGCCGTGCCATCGAGGTTGCCGTGATCGGCTGCGACTTGGATGACGTTGTTCGACCAGAACAGGATGCCTCGGAATACCGAAGCCATGTCCATCAGGACGTTGTACGCCTCGGCGCGGTCACCGATAACTACGTTGCAAGAGAAGCGCGGTTCCCTGGTGCCGTCTGGGTTGATGACCTGCTGGTTTGCGTACTTGGCAATCGGGTACAGGTCGATCCAGCTCAGGTTGGCCGAGGTGATGAACTGACCAGCGCCATAGCGACGGTTGGTGAGCAGGTCGTAGAAGCAGCAAACTGGGCAGCTCGTCCACTTCTCAGCGGTCTGAACGGCACCGTTGAAGCTGGAATCGTTGAAGGCGAGGCTGCCATCACCCAGAACGGTCGCGCCAGTTGGGATCTGAACCAGACGGCCACGGATTAGATAGGCACGCGAAGGCAGGCTGTTGAACGCCTTGGTTGAGATTGCCAGCTCGTTCAGCGCCGAATAGTTGTAGTTGACGTTTTGCGAGATCGTTTCGGTGTAAGACGACCAAATGATTTGGTTGCCTCGGTTGCTGGCAATCGGTGTGTTCTGCGGTGTGTCTTGAAAACTGGTGTATTTGATCTCAAAGTGGCCTTCACCCAGATCTACCTTTTGAACTTTGATGTTCCAAGGACCGGCGCCAAATGTTCTGAGGTTGATGATGCCGGTGCTGTATTGGTAATTGTTGGTGGATACGCCGGTGATAGTTCTGTTGGAGGCAAGCTGAAAGCCGGTGCCGCTGCCCTTGGCCTGCACGTAAATCAGGATCTGAAGCGTGCCACCAAACAGTTGACCTTTGGCGAGACTTTCCTGCGCGACGGAATAGAGCTTGGGAATCGTGAACAGCAGCTCTACATTGTTGACCGTTGGATCAGTGATCTGGCGCGTAACACTGCCGCTGCCGTACTTGCGGTTGACAACTTCGTTATTGCTGTTCAGGTCTTCGCTGTAGTTTTCGCCAATCTCTTGGTTGACTTCAACAATTTGTGAGGTGCCGTCGTTGAACCAGTACGTTGCACCCTGACGTGCCGCACCAACATAAGAGGCCGACGAAATATCTTCGGGCTTGAAGTTATAGGTGCCGTCGCTGTTTTGGATTGGTGTTTCGTTGAGGTATGTACCCTGCAGGCCGTTAATGACGCCACCAATCGGACCTTCACAAAGAAGATCCAGCACCTTGATTGTTGTGACGGAATTAAGTGCCATGTCAGTAGAGCTGGTAGCCGACGCTATTTAGGCGAAGGTAGATCGGGTTGGAGCCGGTGGAGCCATTGGCCACAGTTTCCGCCGAGATCACTTCGACCTGAACGCTGACGATGCTTTCGGATTCAATGTCACCCAACTCCAAGCGATGCATCCAGCCGAAGAATTGGCCTTCAAAGATCAGACCTTGGATGGTGGCAGAATCAGCAGCGACGAGGAAGCCGTCATCTAAAACAGTGCCTCGGTAAACCTTGATTTCGTAGCTGATGTAGCCGTCAACGTAAGTTGTACCAGTGCCACCAGCCTGATCGTAGAGACCGTTTTCCAGTGACAGTGCAACATTGAAATCGGAGTATTGCTCCACGCTGGCTAGATAGCCGCCGTAGACCTGCAGCGATGCATAACGGCGCTCGTTTTGAACGTCGGTGCGGATTAGTTGCGTGCTATTGGTGACGCCGTATGCGCTAACAGGGTCGAAGTATGCCTGCGTATTAAATGCTGTCTGATAAACACGGCGGGCAATCACACCGGACTTATCGGAAAACTCGTTGGTCAGTATTTCGTTGCCCAGCCGGATTGTGTCAGTGCTTGGTGCGCGAAGGCTGGTCAGCACCGGATCAGATTCGTCGGCAATCTGGAATTTGGACTTGA